TTGCTGACTGGAAAGAAGTCCATGACTGGATTGATGAGCAACGCGAAGTCTTCCTTGCTGGTGGTGAGAGCATTGATCGCTCTGATCGCTACGATGATGTAGATAAATCTTATATGGAGTTTCGTAAGCAATCGCAGAAGGAGGTCAACTACCTTGTTAAGGAGTTTGAGTGCCGTAAGTCTGCTGACGCTTACGCTCGTGCTGGTCAATCTAAGACTGGTGTTCTTGATACTACTAAGCTTCATACTTATAAGTATTCTGATGACATCTTCAAGAAAGTAACTGTGCTGCCTGATGGTAAGAACCATGGTCTGCTGTTCCTGCTTGACTGGTCTGGTTCTATGCAGCGTGAGATCCTGGCGACTGTCAAGCAACTGCTGAACCTGACTGCCTTCTGCAAGAAAGTTCAGATCCCGTTTGAGGTGTATGCTTTCACCAATGAGTTCTATGCTGTCCGTCGTGCCAAGCAAGGTAAGGACGAATACATCTCTAATGAGGAGTGGTTTGCTAAAACTGGATGCGAAGAAGGTAAGATCTTCCTTCAGAAAGATATGTTCCACCTGATGAACATGGTTTCTTCTCGTTCTAACTCCAAGGACTATGAGCGCCAGTGCCTGAACCTGTATCGTGAAGCATATGCTTATTGCTATCATGTTGCTTATCCCACTAGTGCTGGTATCGGTCTGTCTGGCACTCCTCTGAACGAGGGTATTGTGATGCTCAACTACATCATCCCCCAGTTCAAGAAACAGAATGATCTTCAGAAGGTCAATGTTTGTATCTTGACTGATGGTGAAGCATGTCAGTCTTCCTATGGTCGTAAGATCTATGATGACTATAAGGATGCCAATTACATCCGTCCTCGTCGCCTTGATTTCAACACCATCCTGCGTGATCGCAGCACGGGACGTGTTTATTCCACCAACAATCACTGGGAGATGACTAACACCTTTATCCAGCAACTGAAAGATCGCAATGCTGGTGTGAATGTTCTTGGTTTCCGTATCATGGGTGGCAGCGGTCTGTCTAACTTTGTTTCCACCTATGCCAGCATCGCTCACTACGATCAAGTCCAGAAGCAGTGGAAGAAAGACAAGTCTGCCGTCATTCCCTTCCCCAAGAGTTACACTGCTCTCTATGCGATTAGTAACAACGCTATTGACGAGGAGGTTGAGTTCAATGTAGAGTGTGGTGCTAAGAAAGGTGAGATCTCTCGTGCCTTCAAGAAGATGCTAGGGTCTAAGTCCACCAACAAAAAACTTCTCAATTCTTTTGTGGAGTACGTTGCATGAATATCTTTGAAGAGTGATGCTACACTAGAAGAAATACAACTCCTTGCAGAGTTCTACACTAAATTGTTGAGTTGAGGATCCCACCATCAATATCTTTGTCACACATCCCTTTCCTGCCGAAAGTGCTATCTGCCTTCCTGACAAGCACATTGTCAAAATGCCGCTTGAGTGCTGCCAGATGCTTAGCATTGTTGCTTCTCCTTGGTATCACAATTACGGCATTCTTCCCAAGCAAGACGGCACTGCCTACAAGACAGAGAAAGGGGCATTCCGCAACCACCCATGTACGAAATGGGCGGCGGAAACGGTGGACAATGCCTATTGGCTTATCAAGTGGGGACTGAACCTATGTCAAGAATACACTTATCGTTATAATAAAACTCATTCATGCGAGGGCACTTTGACCCATGCTTACTACCTTTTTCCTAAGGGTAAACTAAATCAAGTAACTCCCTTTGCTCGTGCTATGCCTGACGAGTATAAACTTGACACAAGTATTACAACATTTGACGCATACAAAATGTATATCGCATCTAAACCATGGGTTGCTGATAACTACATTCGTGTGCCAGCTCGCAAACCGTCCTGGGTCTGACGCCAAACCGACCACCCTGCCCTATAATAACTACATCAACGCAAGACACCAATGCCTGCTAAGTCCGACCTGACCACTTCCCAACTCACCTCTTACTTGTCTGAGACCTATGGTAACGATATCAATGCTGATCACGTTCGTTCTGCTGCTGATAATTTTGGAGTGACCTATGCCACTGCTGTCAAGCGTCTGCGTGATTTCTATGTCCGCCGTGGCACTTGGAACCTGACTGTTGCTGAGAAACTGGAGCAGACCTACCAAGCACCTGCTGCTGCTCCTGCTGTTGCTATTACCGATCGGGAAGATCAGAACCTTGTTCCCAGCAAGGATGACAATTATGTCCCGTTCGGGAACTTTTCTGATGTGAAGAAGATCATCCAATCTGGTATCTTCTACCCGACTTTCATCACTGGTCTGTCAGGTAATGGTAAAACTTTCTCTGTTGAGCAAGCATGTGCTGCTCTAAATAGGGAGTTAATCCGTGTAAACATTACCATTGAGACTGACGAGGATGACCTTATTGGTGGTTTCCGTCTTGTTAATGGCGAAACTGTCTGGCATAATGGACCCGTCGTGGAGGCTCTTTCACGCGGAGCTGTGTTGCTTCTAGATGAGGTTGACCTGGCATCTAACAAGATCCTGTGTCTCCAATCCATCCTTGAAGGTAAGGGTATCTTTCTGAAGAAGATTGGTAAGTATATCCAACCTGCTGCTGGTTTCAATGTGATTGCCACTGCCAATACCAAAGGTAAAGGTTCTGATGACGGACGTTTTATCGGCACTAATGTTCTCAACGAAGCATTCCTTGAGCGTTTTGCTTTGACCTTCGAGCAGGAGTATCCTACCCCTGCCATTGAAAGCAAGATCCTGAAGAAGGTTGCTACCTCTCTTGCTGTTGCTGATCATGACTTCTGCGAGAACCTTGCTAACTGGGCAGACATTATCCGTCGTACTTTCAAGGATGGTGGTATTGATGAAGTGATTTCCACCCGTCGCCTTGTTCACATCATGCGAGCCTTCGCTATCTGGGGTGACCGTATGAAAGCGATCAAGGTTTGTGTCAATCGTTTTGATGATGAGACCAAGCAATCTTTTATCGAACTCTATGATAAAATTGATGCTAATGTTCAAACCGAGGAGGAGAGCAATGCCGATGCCCCGTTCTGAAAAATTCCACGGGTATGTAAATCATCTTGCCACTCTTGACAGTGGCAAGACCGTGAAGATCCTAGGTGGCGAGGGTCTAAAGTTATTTGTCAAAGATCTTGACGGCAACGTTCAAGAATGCTATCATAGTAATATTCGACTTATCTGGGACAAGTGAATGCCTTACAAATACAATGAAGATGCTCTGTTGACAGAGCTGCGTGATTACATTACTGGAACCTATGGACAACACTACTCTGCTGGCAATGACAGCATTCAAACGTTAGATTTGATTGAAGCATGTGGAGACGCTGAGGCATTCTGCCGAAGCAACATCCTGAAGTATGCTTCTCGCTACGATAAGAAAGGCACTGCCCGTCGTGATATTGTCAAGATCCTTCACTACGCTCTGCTTCTTCTTCACTTCTCTGACAAATCTGCAACCCTTGAAACCTACCCTCAATGAGCAAAGTTATCCTATCTAAAAAGACTCTTGATGTCCTCAAAAACTTTTCCACCATCAATTCCTCTATTGTCTTCCGTAAAGGATCCACAGTTAGAACTATTTCTAACGCAGAAAACATACTCGCAAAGTTTACTGGCGAGGAAGTATTTCCTGTGGACTTCGCTATCTATGATCTTAGTCAGTTCCTTTCTGGGATCTCTCTGTTTAGCGACCCTCAGCTTGAGTTTGACAACGAAAGTTTTGTCAGCATCCGTGGCGGTAGGCAGTCTGCTCGCTATTACTTTTCTGACCCAGAGATTACGCTCAAGAGTGCTCCAGAAAAGAACGTAAAGTTCCCTGGTGCTGATCTCCAGTTCAACCTGACTGGTGAAGATCTGATTGCCCTACAGAAAGCGTCTGCTGTTTATAGTCTGCCTGATCTGACCTTCCAATCAGAAGAAGGTTCGAACGAAATCAAACTCATCCTCCGCGATAAAGAGAATGATACCAGCAATACTTACGAGCAATCCATTTCTGGTGACTGTACTGGCAACTATTCACTGGATGTTAAAATCGAAAACATCCGTCTTCTCCCTGGTGATTACACGGTCAAGGTTTCTAAGCACTTGATCTCTGAATGGACTAACACCAACCTTGACCTGACATACTATATTGCCCTCGAACCCTGATGAAACATATTCTCTTCACCCTCAAAGAATGTCCCTCTGAACTTCTTGATGATGAAGGGTGGATCAGAGATACTGTTTATATGGCATCTAAAGAATGTAACTCTACCCTGCTTGCTTTGAACTCTCACAAGTTTGAACCACAGGGAGTTACATGTGTTGCTATGCTTGCTGAAAGTCATATCAGCATTCATACGTGGCCTGAGTTAGGTATGGCAGTATGTGATATCTTCACCTGCGGGGATCACACAGATCCTCAAAAGGGTGTAGAATGGATGAAGCGAGAACTAGGTGCTCGTGATATTGTTAGTAATGAATTCGTGCGTCCTTTAGAATGAGTAAATTCTCTTTTCTCTAATTCTATACCAGTCGCTATGTTTTGGACTATCAATTCTTTTTCTTACTGATTTTGGTGTTCCTAAATTTTTGTAATATTCTTCTGCCGC